TTTATAGTCAACGAGTTTTGAGTCAGCGTCATACCATAGTTGTTAATGGTAATCGGGCCAGCAGAAGCGTTACTTCTAATCTCAAAATCCATTGTTGCGCCAGTGGTGGAGTCTACGTTGACCTCTATCCTTCCAACATTTCCAGCCTGCTCTGCATCACCGTTGCGATGATTAAAAGTTACGTTAGCGTTTCCATCGCCATCATTTACGGTCAACGAGACACTACCTGAACCCCACCCCGCAGAAAAATCACCGCTATTAAATACATCTCCACTCAACGTACCGCCAGTTAAAGGTAACTTGGTGGAGTCAGCTACGGTGATATTGGCAGAGCCGTCAAACGACACGCCGTTGATTGTTCGGGCTGTCTGGAGTGTTGTGGCAGTTGTAGCGTTACCACTAAGGGCCGCAGTTATAGTGCCCGCTGAAAAATCACCTGAAGCGTTTCGTGCTACAACCTTACTTGGGTTGTTTCCAGCGGTGGCGTCTACTGCCCACGTAGTAGCGGCGGAACCATTGAAGTTGGAACCCGTAAGGTAAGTGCCGCGAGTCAGAGTGTTTGTGGTGTTAGCCGTTACCGTGATGTTGGCACTACCGTTGAACGAAACACCGTTGATTGTTCTGGCTGTTTGCAGTGTTGTGGCGGTTGTGGCATTACCACTAAGAGCCGCAGTTATAGTGCCTGCTGAGAAATTACCACTAGCGTCTCGTGCTACGACTTTAGAGGCAGTGTTGGAAGAGGTTGCATCGACATTGAGAGTAACCGTGCCGGATGTGCCACCACCTGTCAGGTAGCTACCAGCAGTAACCCCAGTGATGTCTCCTACGTTGGTAGTGTAACCAGCATCGTTATTAAAGCCACTGATGTTAATGTTGGCTTTGGTTAGCTTCCTCTGTACGTTTGAAGTATCAACAACTACAAAATAATCACCGTCACCATCTGTAGTGGAGGTAGCAAGCTCGCTTAAATCTAACGAGATTGTTGGGGTTGCCCCCTCGCTTGAGGCGCTTCCGTCTAGGCCAGTGCCAGTTGCAATAGTAGCAACGTAGTTACCCGTGGTGTCGGTGCCCAGAGCAACAGAATTAGCCGCAATAGTGGCTGCAATGCTTACGTTACCGCTGCCATCAAAACTACCTGAAGTACCTGTGACATCGCCCGTTAAGCTAATTGTCCTACCAGTGGCTAAAGTTGTAGCAGTGGTAGCATTCCCGCTCAAAGCCGCAGTAACAGTACCTGCACTAAAGTTACCAGACGCATCACGAGCAACAAGGGTAGATGCGGTGTTTGCAGAATCGCTTTGAAGGTCTGCCGCAGCGGCAGTTACATAAACAATAGCACTACCCGACAGGTTAAGCAGGGAACCTGTCGAACTACTTTCTAAAGAGCGAGAGAGTGTGGTGCCTGACGAAGTGTAGGTGCCAGTACCGATCTCCCACGCAGTACCATCTTCGATCGTATACCGAACAGAGTCAGCGTCTGCTACGCCCGCATTCGCAAAAGTTTGAAACCCTGCTACAGCAGAACCGAGCGTAATTGTCCCTGTCCCCGTCGTAGCGGTGGACATTTTAGCTCTATTAACTAAAGTCACCATAGCTAGGGTCTCTCAATCTTATGCGATACGAATAATGGCGTTGCTTGAATCTGCTGTTGGAAAAATGATGGTAAAGTCACCCGCAGTTGAAGTCTTGTCAGAACCGAAATCCAACACAGCAACGGCCTTGTCAGACTGTGTGCTGTTGTAGATCAACGCGCCACGAGCAGTGATTGTCGCAGAAGACCAAGTAGTGTCATTGAAATCAGTAAAAGCTGTAGTGCCAGAGCTGGTAGGTGCTACCGCAGTAAGTGAATTACCACCGGCTGTGTATCCTGTTCCAGCTACTTCATTGCTAGTGCTATACGCCGTAGTTGTAGCGTCCAAAGACGCTGAACTGGTGAATAACGCAATATACATGCTGTCAGCAGTGGTTCCTCCGCGGGCAACAGTTGTTCCAAATGCGTGTATACCGTTAAGAAGCTCCACTTTGAAGCTCGTACACATTGCTTGAGTAATAGCCATAATGGGCCTCTCCTAAAGTTTACGGATAATATTGGCCAACTCAGCGTGGCCTTGCTTTTGGAGTTCTGCACAAATAGTGGTTCTATCTGACTTGATAGCTTCTTTCATGTAGAACACTAAAACCTGTCTGATCTGTTCTTTGAATACCAGAGCCTGCGCTTTGACCTGCTCGTCAGCGTCTTTACTGACATGCAGCAGTTTCTCCAAAGCACGATCTGCCAGCTCTTCTGGCGTCCAACCACGATTACTGGTGGTCTGAACCTCTACCTTAAAACCATTATCAAAAGTTGTTTGTACACCTTCAATCAAACTTCTGCTCCCCTAGTAGTCTGACCATCGCGATATGCGTCTTTTCTCATCTTGCCGTCGCCAAGGTTAACCAACAATGTTAAAGCCTGTACATACAGCTTTTCGTATAGAGCCACCATGTCAGGTTCACCTTTCTGAAAGCGTATCGCTTCAACGAGAGCACCATTTAACAACGCAGAATCAAACTCATTGCCAAGCCATGTAGTACCGGCGGTCACGATAGACTCTGGGTAGTAACCGTAGTGAAGCTCTACATCATAGTTACTATCTGGCGTTGGCCCTAAAATAAGTGCGGTGTCATCAAACCAAGCATAGTGCTTCGGTGTTCCAGTAGTTGACGGGTTTGGGTAGGCTTCCCGCATAAAATTAACATCTTTATCTAACAAGTAACTGTAATTACCGCTTCCATCAATAACAGCTAACGAGTAAACGTAAAGTAAATCCGTTGGGTAAATTAAATATTTATTTCCGGAAGAAGTATTACCTGTCTGATTTTTACGGAGCGCAGGTATCTGAACAGAGTTGTATATCTTCTGTTCTGCTTGTTCTGTGAACATAGCGTGTTGATCTGCTGTGAACGTCTGCTCGCAGATGTCTTCTATATTCGTTGTTAATTCGGTGTAGTTCACTACGCCATCGGCCCTCGTGACATTGTGCCTTTAGTAGCAGCACCTGCACCGCGCATTTTAATTCCGCTAGTTTTTACATCAATTGGCTGATTGCAGCACTCAGACTTATAAACTGTAGGCTGGTTAGGAAACTCTATAACCGTTGGTGCCTTCTTGCTTTCTCGTTTCATCTCGTAGCTCCTAACTAGTTGTTACTGTTACCGTACCGACTTGCCCTGTTGCTTCTAAATTATCAGGAGTTAGTCCGTCGTTATTGTTAAATCCTACGGGGTTCCAACCCCACTGTATGTCTCTACTGACCTCTAACTCAGCGCTATCTGGTCTTGGGTCACGTATAGCTTGCGGATCATCTACTGGAAACTCACCTAACCTATTCTGCGGCTGGTCAGGATTCCAGCATTCTGGACACGCTTTTAAATTCGTTTTGTTACCCTTACGGATAAGTTCTCTTAACTCTCTAAGTTTGTACTGAAACCCGCAAATATCGCAGATGGCTAGAGCTTTCTGCCCAGACGCATACTTATGGCTCATTATCTAACCCCGTATATACGCGGTACAAGGCTCAGTGTAGCCTTCTCCCTGTCCTCCTGCGCCGCCAGATCGAACTGTTCGTCATACGCCGCTTTTAGCATAGGTAGACGCTGCGCCAAATCAGGTTCTTTCATGGCTATGTAATAAGCCAACCCTGCTACTAAACAAGGCAAGAATCGGAAGTTCACATCGGGCGTCTCTACACCGCTTCCCGCATCTTCAATACGGCGCATACGCCAGTATTTTAAAATATAGGTAGTAGACGCATCCGGCACAGGCCATACAGTAACTGTAGGATTAGCTTGTCCACGATCTATGTATAACTGTATCGGGCGGCCTTGCGACAGTTTGTTAGGAATACTAGCGTAAGTAGACACACTTATTCGTGTAATGTTGAGATCGGATTGGGTAGTGATATTTCCATCACCCGTACGTACAACATGTTCAAGCAAATCAACAGTATCGGCTGGAAGAGCATAAGAAGCTGTTCCCGATACTAAGTTCACTGTGCCTTCCTCAATCGTCCACATATTGATGCCACGGTTCTGCCACTCAATAGTGAGGAGGTTCATAGACCGACGCGCAGTACGCAAGTCATAGCCCGAACGCATTTCACGGCCCGCACGTTCCCACGCTTCTTCAGCGATCTCCGTGAAGTCCATGTTAAATGTTGCTGTACCGGAAGTAGCCATCTACTTTTTCTTCGCCACCTTTTTCTTCTTGCGTTTCAAAGATTGGACTCTCTTTGGTGCTCCTGCTGGTTGACCAAGCCGCTTCTTCTGGGCTATCCGAGATCGTTTCTCGGATTTAGTCATCTCACCAGAGGTTTTAGGGGTCTTACTGGAAACTCGTTTGGTGGGTCTACAGTAAGGCGTGCCCCTCTTTTCACCTTCTTTGCGTCCGCAGGCTTTCCCCGTACGAACGTCTTTCCAATCTTCCTTAAACCACCGCTTTAGCGCGGCTCCTTTTTCAGTTTTTCTTACGGCCACTGGACTTATTACCCCAGTTCTTGGCACCGACTTTACGGCACTTAGCTATGGCACCTGAAGCGTATGCAGAGGGGAACACCTTGTATCGAGCCTTCACCTTACGGTAACACTCGTCTTTAACTGATCCACCTTTCTTTAAGGCTACGGGCCGCATTTTGCCCATACCTCTGCATTCCATCATCGGAGGTTTATCCTTCCCTGACCACGCTGGGCGATACCGTTACCACGGCACATGCCGCCTTTGTTCATCTTTTTAACTTTACCGCCGTAATTCATGCCCTGATGCTCAGAGTCTTTCATCATGGTGCCGTCAGGCATACGGTGATAACCGGGCTTTCCGCCCTTTTTCATGCGTTTGGTACCGCAATTAGACACTAGATCACCTCCTTTATTGAATGAACGGCCTCTGTCGGCCTTCATGTACTCACGCCCCACGCTCTGTGGAACACCGGCACGTCTAGCGAACTGGGGGTTATTAGCCACCGCCGCCATGAAATTGTGCTGTGCCTTAGACTTGCTAGGCACTACCACTTAACCTTATCGGCCCAATAAGCTGCGCTCATCTTACCTTTGGCAATATTCTTGCCGTGGCGGGCCTTAAATGACTTGCGCTTTGCCTTCATCCGTGCGGACTCGCCTTTCTTGGGCTTTCCAGCCGTACCCGAAACGGTTCCGACCTTCTTACCCTGCTGTCCAAAACGAATGATCTTCTCCTTCCCGCCCTCACAAGCCTTCACAATGTGGGACTTCTTGGGGTGAGAAGGAGTACGACGCGGCTTGTTACAAGCCATTTTCTTCTTATCTACGGGTTTAGCCACAGAACACCGTCACGTTAGACACTTGGTCTAAGGTCATAACTGCAAAATCGGTAGAGTTGCTGCGCTGAGTAAGAATACCCAACTCAGGAATAGTCACACTGTCCGAAAATGAAGTAGATGAAACCGGAGTATCAATCTGTAGAAGCAATGTGCCGGAGCTGCTATTTAAGTTGAACTTAATAGACCCCGCAGTGCCCGCACCCACGTAATACAAGCTCTTCAGCCTAGTTCGACCAAACGCCAGAGAACCCGTAGTTCCTATGCTTACAGCGCCAGCAGAAGCTGCATCTATCGAAATACTGTCTATATAAGTATAAAAGTTTGTAGAAGAACTAGTGCTGGCACTCGCGCCAGACACTTCTTCTGTGGTGTAAGCGCCGGTCAGGTCGCCAACCTTAATACCTGTAATGGTAAAGGTACGCCCTGCATCTGCGCCTGCACACGTAAACAATATCTTATAGCCAGTACCGTATGGGCTAACGTCATTTGTCAGCAGGGTAATATCTCCGGCACCACTAATTGTTGCCGCTGCTCTTAGCAACGTGGCACTAGTAGACGGAGTTATAGCCCAGATATCTGAGGTAGCCATAGGTCACCTCCTACTTAATTCTGCTTATACAGAATAGTAATAGTTGCAGCACCTGCGCTTGCGTCACTGTTTGAGTCTGTATAAGTGGCGTAAACAGTCACGTCAGAAGTGCCTACATCGGCCAATTCTGCTAACTGAGAAGCGTCACTAGAAGCCAACACACGAGCAGCACTAGCTACATCAAGGTTATCGGCGTACAGATTTGCAGTAGAGCCATCGCCCAAATCAACGAGGTCAGTGCCACTACCGTCAAAAGGGGTGGTTACGTCTACATAAATCTCAATAATTTGAGAGTTAGCAGGGATCGTACCAATCGCTACGGCAGTGCCGTCATCGGTATAAGCAATAGTGCCTTTCTGGGAAAGAACGACGTTTCCGACGTTCGCAGATGCGCCTTCACGCACGGTGCCCGCTCGGACGGGGCCTGAGAAG